TTACTCCTCCGGCTGCTGAACTCCGAGATCCCGATACCTTTGCTTACCCCAAACGTTGGCATCGGGTATTACTTCGATGACCCTCGTCGGCGGAGTGTTTATACGAAACCCTGGTTCCATCTTCTCACGCATTTCGAGGTACTGGCCCAGAAAGGCGTCGTAAGCCAGACGAGGCGCGTACTGAACTTTTCCTTTTTGGTCTACCGCTTCTCCGTGATAAAAGAAGTTCACGCCCTGGCTAAGTGGTACTAGAACGCTGGCGACAGGTATGTAGTCGCCCTCATAAAGCGTGAGCCGCAGCTTGGCCTTGTCGCCGTACAGCAGACTCATCTGATCAGCGAACCAATTGACGTACCGGTCACCGTTGATCCGCATGGGGTTTCCAGCCAGCGTATAAGCAGTGTCTATATCTCGGTTCTTACGAATGCGGCTGGCCATTCCATTCAGCTCCAATCCCTCAGCGAACTCGACGTCAACCTGCTCACCAGCATCGATATTGATCGGGGTGCTCATCGAAATCACGGGCCACAACGAATTCTTAGAGAAGTATCTGGCGCCGCCCTTCGACAGGTTCCTAGCCTGAACAACCTCCCATTTCGCTGCCGTCAGGAGCATTGGCGCCGCCGTTATATTTGTGACACGAGCTGCGACGAAAACCTGCTCATTTACTTTCTGTCCACCATCGCTGGCCAGTCCAAACATCTCAGTTGGACTGAGCCAAGCCTCCTTAACAACGAGCCTGCGCCCCTTGCTCACGGCTCTGGTTTCGCTAAGACGCTTCAGCACTTCTTCCGTGATGCCAATGCACGTGCTGCTAACGGATGCACCCGCCCCAGTAACGATCGACGAGCACGGTCCAGTGGTTTGCATATTCTGGGATTGCGCCAGAGCAAACTGAGGCAATGCAAGCACCGAAATCATTATCACCATCCAGCGAACTTTTTCCTTCATCATGGCCGTGTATCGACAGTGGATTTAACCACCGCGCCTTCCCCGGTCACGATTGGTGAGGCAGCACCGTGGGTGGATATCCCGCTGTTTGGAGTGGTACCAGCGGCCTGCGACCTGTTCAGTCCTTTGGCTTCAGTTACGACATGCGCACTAGGTGCAGTAACGATGGGAGAGGAGGGATTGTAAGTGGACATAGAGGGGCTGGGTTGCTCTGCTGGTTGCAACGTTAAGCCTATCTGTTTGGGATTCACTTCAACACGAAACTCTCGATTTTGAACGATTGCTGAGACGGCAACCACCGCAATCAAAACAACGAGTGTTAACGTCACTAATGTAATCTTCCGGACACTCTTCCGTCTTCCGGGCGCCTTACGCGAACGTCTATTCAATTTTGAACTCCTGTAATTATGGCTTGGCAACATCCCTACGGCCGCCGCAGACAGTTGCTGATTCATCTAGGCGAGTGCGAGGAGAGTATCCTAGTTCGCACATGAGACGCGACAGGCTCACCACTCATTCGTTTTCATGCACCAAGACCGACAATATCCATACGCTCGCGACACAGCTAATACAATCAACCCTCCGCTTCCAACACCGTACAAAGCACCTTCGAATCATGAATGTGGACCCAGTGCAGGCTCGTACGACAGCCGGAGAGAGCTCATGCGTTGCCCCAGACGGCGCTGCTTAATGTGCATGGATCGTATGCATACCGGAAGCAGATGTAGACTTAACGTCCGAGGTTAAAAGGACCAGCACATTTGCTTTTATGGTTATGAACGGAGCCAAACGCCCAATGGAAAACCTGTCATCAGCGCGACTAAAGCCCGGCGCGATCTACACAAGAAATGAGCTCAGCGAGCTTTTCGGAATCAAAGATGCAACCCTCAAAAACGGCATCTTTCGTCCCAAGGGATACGATTCGGTTTGGTTATTTGTGACTGAGCAGAAGACGTCTGATCGAACCCCGTACGTTGATACCCTTACGGATGACACGCTGCGCATGGAAGGTCAGCTTCAGGGGCGCACTGACCATCTCATTCTTAGGCACAAGCAACTGAGGTTGGAGTTGTTGGTCTTCCACCGCCGGACGAAAGAAGAGTATTTCGGCGCGGGCTTCCGATACGAAGGCGCTTTCTGTTTTGAGGACGCTTCTGGCTCGAAACCTACCTCATTCGTTTTAAAACGCGAACGCGCCGATAACTACGACTACGATCTGAATGTGGTGGAACAGAAGCTGGGCAATGAAGGGGCATTCGACCCTTCAGACGTCACAGACTCACGCGAGCGGACCTTCGCCGCAATCGTGCAGCGTCGTGGCCAGACTCGTTTTAGGGCCATGTTGTTGAAAGCCTACAAGGGAAGGTGTGCCATAACAGGATGCGATGTTGAACCGGCGCTTGAGGCCGCTCACATCCACCCCTACTTGGGTGATCAGACAGATATGATCTCGAACGGGCTGCTCCTACGAGCTGACATTCATACGCTGTTCGATCTGGGACTGATTTGGATCGACCCAAAGAATTTGTCGATTCAGATCTCGGAGCGCATTCGGAAAAGTAGCGAGTATGCTTCGCTGGATCAAAGACTCCTTACTCTTCCCGAAAACTTGTCAGACCATCCAAGTAAAGCAGCTCTGGAATTCAGAATGAGCTCTAAAAAATGAGAGCCACTGGCGCACAACAACGATGTCAATCGAGTGCCCCCAAGTCAGCACGCATATCGTTAGACTTCGCTCAATCCGAATCCGAAGTCGTCACTGGACACTTGAGCTGCTTCGTTAAGCCGCTGGCGCAGCGCAGCCGTTAGCTGCCTCTCCACTTCCCATGGATCCGACAGCGCGGCGAGCTGTGGCGCCAATTGAGGCGACAAGCTCATTAGCGATTGGTTGAGCGAACGTGCCGTTTCATATGCAGCCTTCTGCACGAAGCTGATCTCGACCAGTTCACCCTGCGCCTTGCGAAACTCCATCTCAGCCATCCGCGCCAGGTAGTGCTCTCGATGCGCTCGTGCTTTCTGAAAGTCCGGAGTCTGCCCTTGCGCAGGGTCAACGGGCTGCGGTGCAGCCATTTTGGTCGGCTCGGATTGAGCTGCGACGTGGCTGTAGACATCACGCTGAAGCCGATCCTGTTGGTGGCGAGCAGCGACGGCAGCCTTGCTCGGATCAGCGGTATCGCGGATCAATGCTTCGGTGGCCAGCACATCGACCTGCTTGCCATTGGGTGACAGAACCAGGCGGCCATTCTCTTTCAGCCAAGTGATGTAGCTCGGTGATCGGCCGATGTGCGCAGCGAAGGCGCTCTTTGACAGGTACGTGACTGTGTTCATAAGCCCTCCTTTTCAGCGGCTTTTCAATGAATACTTTCAAGATTTCAGTGGATTGAAATTTCAGTAAGCTGGCGGGCCTTCCACTAACACGATCCCGCGGGTTTCCGACCCCGTGTCCTTTGAAAGTCCCCAGGGTCCCCGGCGGTTTTCTGCCCGGTCCGGTCAGTCAACTGCCATGCCCTGCCCCCATCCCTTTGGAAAGACGGACATCCCTGTGCAGGTTTCAGCTAGAGAGATTCCGCGAGTTCGCTAACCCGTGTAGGGGGGCGGCCCTCAGGGAGGACCCGTAAAAATCGGCGCCCTACCCGGCCTGCCCGGCTCATGCCTTCGGCTCGGCCTCGCTCAGGTCCAGCCGCTTGGCCACCCAGCGCTCGTACAAGCCGATGGCGACATCGGCGCCGGCCATCGCGGTCAGGCAACCCAGGGCGCCCGCTGTCCAGATCGACAGGCCCGCGCCGAACAACAACATCATTGCCGACACGCCGCAAACGATGCAGGCACCGGACCGAAGTGCTAGCCGGCGCAGTAACGACCAGCCTCGCGCCCCATCCTTGTCAGCGCGCCACATCTCGCCGGACACACCACCAACAAGGGACAGCACAATCACCAACCAGATCGGCATCTCTGCCAGTGCCTGTTGCTCGTTCGTCATCGCCCTGCCCCTTAAACAAAAAGACCCGGCGCAATGGCCGGGTCAGGTGGTGGGTGGCCTGCCGCGCTTTGCGGTCGCACCCATCGAAGATGGCCCCTTTTTACAGCTCGATTCTGCTGGCAGCAAGACCGGTTTAATGCCATCCGGTGAATGTGTGGCTTACGTCCGGTAAACGGCTGGCGAATGTCGGTGAATATCTATCCCGGCTGGCTTTTGCTTTTCTGGCGTCCCATACGTCCCACTTCTCTAAAACAAGGTGGGACGTTTGAAAGCCCCGCAGATTGGGGCGTTGCCCCACCGTCCTACTTTTCTTTCTCTTTTCTCGTGTATAGAGAGAAATTTAAAAAGCACGCGTGCGCGTGAACGCGCGTACCTGTGCCCGCTACGCATACACGGGTGGGAGGCAAAAAAGGTGGGACGGTGGGACAGCCCAACAACGACGGGGCCTGCGCCCGTCCCACGACTGCAAAAGCAGTAGGACGGACGCAGGCCGGTGGGACGACGTAAGCCAGAGGGATGCCCACGATCAAGCCGCTTCCCCCAGGAGGAAGTGCTCGACCACGATGTGGGCGTCATGCAGGCGTTGGTAATAGACGTTGCGTGTGCAGCCACTGCGCGTCAGACGTGCCGCCAAGGGCGCATCAGGCTGGAAGTAATGCACCTGCACCACCGTCATCAGCTCAGGATCGAGGCGTTTCTGGACGATGCGCTCAATGTCCAAAGACGCCTCGAGCGGCACCCTGCTCCCGCGTCGTCCGCGCACCAGCTGACCGCCGCTCTCCATCATCATCGCGACCATATTGCCGCCCGAGTAACCGGCAGCCACCTCGTCGCTGTGCAGCTCCTGCGCCCATTGTTTGAGGGCCATATCGATTGCCTTAATCATCGAAGCACGGCTCCTCGAACTCGTCCCGTTGCAGGGCAGACGCCCTGCCCCAGTGCTCGGGTTTCTTGTACGCCCATGGCCGCTGACCGCTCTTGTTCAACGCCCCCAGACGGAAGCGTCGCCAGCCGAGCCGGTGCAGAATTGCGCCGACGCGCATCTGCTCAGGCTTGCCCCAATGCCCTGGATCGAGCTTGAGCGCCTGACTCATCACTTCACTGCCGGTGGTGGTCTCACCGATCTGCGACTCTTCGAGCCACGTCAGGATGGGCGTCTCCCATTCGTCCACCACAAAGCGTTCATCCTGCTCCTCGCTGAACATCGGCGCTTCCTCTCGTGTTACCCACCAAAGGTCGCCGGCCTCGAAGCAGAACACCGCTTCGGCCCACAGCTGGTCGCGGATCTCACGCAGTAACGGCACGTCGACCTTGGTACAGGCGACCGGCCAATAACGACGGTTGCCGGTGGCGTCCTTGAGGTACTCGTCCTGGTTGGTGGTGCCGACGAAGACACACTGGCGTGGCACGTCCAGGGTTCTGCGGCCATAGCTTTCGCGGTAGGTGTCGGTCGAGGCCGAGAAGAACTGCTTGGCCTTGGTGCTCTCAGCCTTGTTGAAGCTGTCCAGCTCGCCGAGCTCGACAATCCACTTGCCGCGAATGGCCTGAAAGCCATCCTTGTCACCGAGGGCAAACGGAGTGTCCATGAACCACTCGCCGCCGAGCACGCTCATGGCGGTCGATTTACCGGCGCCCTGTACGCCTTCGAGGATCATCACCGAATCCGCCTTGCAGCCGGGCTTCATCACCCGCGCCACAGCCGAGATCAGCCAGCGTTTGCCGACCTTGGAGGTGTAGTCGGTTTCCTTCACCCCCATCACATCGGTCAGCCAACGTTCCAGACGCGGCACACGATCCCATTCGAGCTTTTTCAGGTACTCGCGCACCGGGTGAAAGGCGTGGTCGTGCGCCACGACACTGACGGCCTCGATGACGTGCGAGGACTTCACGCGCAGGTTGTACTGCTGAGCGAGCCACTTCATCACGCGCACGTCGTCGATGTCGGCCCACTCGCCAGTGCCACCGCCATAGGGCGCGGCACGCAGCTTGACGATCTTCGAGCTGAACGCGCAGTAGCTGATCACCCCGGCCCAGCGTTCGTCGTGAGCGAGGATCAGTTCGACGTTCTGCATGTGCGCGATCAGGGCGCCGCTCTCGCTGCGGGCCAACTGATCTTTCCAGCCACCGGCAGCGGGAGGACGGACCACCGCGAGCACTTGTCGACGCACCGCGTCGAGGCCTTCGGCGACGTGCAGGTCGTTGAAGTCGGTCCACTTGTCGTGACGCTCAACCGCGAAGATCGGCGCAACGACCTGGGCACCGACGATCAAAGCAGCGTTGCTGGCTTTCTCCTCACCCGGGTTCCACGCATCACCGTTGGGCTTGGTGGTTTTCCAGTCGTCATCGCGGCAGATGATCAGCGGGCAGCCGGCAAAGCGCTCGCGCATGACCTTGCACACGGCCAGCAGGTTGCCCGCATCGAAGGCCACGGCGACGGCGAGCGACGTCGCCATGTGCAGGCTGGCGCCGGTAGCGTAACCCTCACAGACCAGCACCGGTTCACCTGGTACCGGGTGCGGGCCGAGCAGGTGAAAGGTGCCCTCCTTCGCCATCCCGTAAGGCCAGTAGGATTTGTCGCGGCCAGTGTCTTCCTGCTTGTTCGGGAAGATCACCTGCAGGCCCATGATCTGATCACGTGCATTGTTCATCGGTACCAGTACCGCACCGGTGCGCGGCGCGTAACGCACGTTGATACCAACGATCTGCTTACGGTCCAGATAGTCGCTGCGGCCGGTGGTCGGCATGCGCTCGAACAATCCCTGCGCCCTCTTCGCGGCCCGCCGCGCAGCGTTATTCGCGATTTCGGCGGCGCGGCGCTTGGCTTCTTCTTGGCGGGCGCGCATCACTTCGCGTTCTTCCGGCGACATACGACCGGCCTTGACCTTGATCTTCTGCGTCTCGCCCGAACGCCAGTCACCGAAAGCACCGAAGATCAGGGTGTCGCCCTTCTCCGTGCGCTGCTCGTGAACCACATACCAACCGTTCTTTTCCTTGCCCTTGTCCTGCGATGTCTTGCAGCGGGTCAGTTTGCCGAACACCAGCGGTTGCGCTGGCTCCAAACCGTAGTCAGCGAATTGCCCCAACACTTCATCGAGCATGCTGAATCCCCCGCTCAGAGAGGGACTGACAGCTGATGCACTGCGAGCAACCCGGCTGGGCCAGACGGCGTGCTTCCGGGATCGGGTCGTCGCAGGCTTCACAGAACAGCAAGGAATGGGCAGCGCTTTCGGCCTTGGCAGCGCTGCGCGCGGCCATGGCTTGATCGATGCGCTCCTGCACCAAATCGTTGGCGAAATCGGCGATGTCAGCCACGGTCAGCACCTCGCGTCGTCTGGTTGACGTAGGTGGCGCGGTTGAACAATCCCCGCAGCCCTTGAATGCCCCGGAACACCTGCAGACGAATCGCTGCCAGTTCCTGGTCAGTCACCACACCGTCGCCGATGCTCTTGGCCCAGGTCTCGGCCAAATCAGCGACCTGGCGGAAGTATTCGGCGATGCCCGTCGTGAGCGTTTCGGGCATGTCTTGGGTATAGGTGTCGGCCAGTTCCTGCCAGATCGTGTCGCCGACCAGCGCATGCACCGCATCGAGAATGCGGCGATCCTTGGTCAGTTCGAGGATCTCGCCGAACTCCTGAATGTTGATGGAGTGGCTCGGGTGGGTCGGCGACAGTTTGTGCTGCAGCGTGGTCGGGTTACGACCGGTCGTGGCAGCGATGGCAGCAGCGCCGCCCGGGTAATCGCGAGCGGCGTGGTACAGCGCTAAATCGAGCGGCAGGATTTCCCGCTGCGCCCGTTCCAGAGAACTGAGAGCGATTCGGCTCATGGCATTAATCCTAAAAGTTGCCAGTGCCGCGCGACAGGGAGTGGTGATACATTTGTCGCGTGGCTTGGTATGGCCCAAACGCCGGAAACCCTTGCAGGGGACAACCGGCACCGTGCCGGGGCGAACAATCCGTTGTTCACCCCTGGCGCAACAGCTGCCAGCTCTGTGGTAAGAACGGCAGCAACACCAAGGCTTCCGAGCCTTGGAAACGCGATGAAGGTCGGCGGCATGTGGTGTGCTCGCCTTCTGACATCGCGACCCGATAGCATTGTGGTGATGCTGTCGGGAGAAAGCAGGCGACCTTCGGGTCGCCTTTTTTCTAGTTTTTTTGGCTGTTGATGGAGTTGATCGGAGCGGGAAAGACTTCTGGTAGATCCGGCCTTAGCTCATGTGCGGATAACGCTCCTCGACAAGCTTTTACAATCAACGGCACCTGCTTAACGGGGACACCTCGGCGCATCCAGTTGAACAGTCGCTGAGGACTAACTCCGATAATTCGAGCGAAAGCCGTAGGAGAGCCGGCAGTGCAACCTATCGCTTTCTCAAGAGCGGAAACGGGTACAGGCCCCACTTGGGGTGAATTGAACGAGCTCATAGATTTACCTCGACACACCAAACACGAAGCAAACAATACGTTTGTTATCGGAATACTGCAAGCGGGGTAACATACTGTTTATGAAAACACGGCTGATATCCAACAACGCTGAGCGCTTTGTGAAAGCGCTGGAGCTGACCAATACAGGTGGTACAGAGCTGGCTCGCGTACTCGGGTTAGAGAACGACCAAAATATTACGAACTGGAAAAAACGAGGGGTACCGGCCAATAAAATAAGCGCAGTAGCACTTGCGCTCGGGCTGAGGAGAGAGTGGCTCGAATACGGTGATCTGCCGATGTTTACGGATGATGCCGAGATCGTTTACGGGGTCACGGATGATGGAGAGCCCTATGAAATGACCTCCATTGTTCCATGGAACTCTGATCACTCAATTGAAAAAGATGATCTGGTGTTCTTCCTCACAGACCAGAGCGGAGCGCCTGTAGAATCGAGCCAGGTTGACATACACAGCGCTCATAAACGTCATGTCACGCTTGACGTAGCAACTCTTAAAGAATGCGGAGTCAACGCGAATAATGCTGTGTTCATGCTAAACGTTGGGAATAGTAATCAACCCCTTCTTCCTCATGGCGCAGTGCTCGGCATTGACAAAGCCTTTACACGAATTGTCGATAATGAATTGTATGCACTGACGCACAACGGTTCCTTGAGAGTGAGGTTCTTACAGCGGTTATCCAGCGGGGCAATCAGGCAAAAATGCTTCAATAGTGAAGAGTATCCCGACAAAGAATACTCAATGGATCAGGTTCTCGAACAACGGATTGTCATCCTCGGACGCGTGTTTTGGTGGTCAGTAAGCAGACCTTTAGGTTCAGCCTAACCTCAAAAAACCAAACAAACCGTGTTGACCGCAATGCAAACATATTGTTTACTCGCCTCACTCTTTACCACAGAGCGAGGCAATACCTATGCGTACCACCGCAACCTTGCATGTCCATCCGGCATGCGTCAGCAATCGCAAACTGATCGAACAGCTGCAGCTCGCCACGGGCTGCCTGGTCGTCATCCATAACAGCAAACCAAAGCTTGTCGCCAAGTCCTGCCAACCCTCTCCTATCGATCCAAACGGTGGAGGGCACGCAGCATGATCAAGTACAAGATCGACAACCGCACCCTGCAGTTGCTCAACGCCCAGGTAAACCTGACCGAGACCTTCAACCACATCCTGCGCACAGCACCGAAGCGCGAATGCCTGGCATTCCGCCTCAAGGCTGAGCGCGGCTCATTAGAAAGCACTTTCGTCGTAGAGCTGGGCAGCGAACGCCACACGCTGACCCTGCAGAACGACAAAAAGATGCACCTAAAGCTGGCCGACTTTATTGAGGAGATTGCCAACGGTCCGTTCGACGCAAGTAACTCCAGCGACCTGGTGCATCTCCCGCATGCCGATCGTCAATACGGCCGTTTTGAGCTTCAGGACAAGCAGCGCGTATTCGAACTGGTGCACACCGGCGGTGTGCTGAGCCTCGACATGGGTTTCGAGCTTCCCCTGCATGTGGCGCTGCATCGCACCCATTCACGCCGAGGCGTCACCGCCATCTTGAGCATCGGCAACAAGAGCCCGCATACGCGCTGCTTCACCCTGTACGACCCCGATGCCGAGATCTACGCAAAGCTCATTGAGTCCATCAACCACCTTGCTGCAGCGGCCACTCCTGCTGCGCATGCTGCTTGAGGAACCGTTTATGGAACGCACCCTCGCCCAAGCAGCCGCTCAACTCAGCCTCACTCGCCCCAAACTGATCGCTCTCATGCGGGAAAAAGGTTTGCTCAAGGGAAACCTGCCGGCGAACCCAAAGCGCGACAAAGCGTACCTGCGGGTCAAGGACAGTCCCTGGTATGACGAGAAACACGGAATGCAGTACAGCCAGTCGACTCGGGTGAAGCAGGCCGGTATCCGTTGGCTGGCCGAGCAGTTGGACATCGATCTTCCTGCCATCCCGGCAGATCGCCGTGACGTGGCCTAGGGAGTACGCCCGCCAGATCATTGCCATGCGCACACGTGAGGAGCGCAACGCCGCGCTCCTCGAAGTGCCCGAACATCTGCGCGAGCTGACCAGACGCCACTGCCTGAACGCTTGGAACCACCCGGCACGACAACAACGCAAGGAGGCTCGACAAGGCCATGAATAACGCTGTACAGAACCCGCTCCGCCTGCATCCGGCACCCGAATCGGCCACCGTCGAACTGCTCTATCGCATCTTCGGTGACGTCCTGATCCCGCTGGAAAAAGTCCGCGAGCAGTACTTTCGCAATCTCAACGAGCAGTCGTTCGTGACGGAGATCAACAGCGGCCGGATCCAGCTTCCGATCACCACGCTGGACACCAGCCGCAAGGCGCTGAAGTACGCGCACATCCGCCACGTCGCCTCGCTGATCGACATCCGCGCCTACAAAGCGGATGAAGACATGCAGCGACAGCACGACGGCCAACGCCCTGTTGCCCCGACACCACTGACGGCTGTCACCACCAGCCAACGACAATCCGAGGAGCACACCACATGATGACCCCAATACAAACCGGTGCACTCGTCACCCTGATAGTTCTGGCCGCCCTGCTGCTCTGGGGCGGTTATATCATGGGCCGCAGCGATGGTCTGGAGACTGGCCTGCGCGAGGGTGAAGACATCCAGCGCGCCGCAAACGCCAAAACCATCCGCGAGCTCCAGGCCTCCCTGCAGTTCATCCGGGCCGATCACACGCGCTTGGCACACACCTGCAAACGATTTGAAACAGGTCCACTCTTCGGCCCGGCCGAACACCAGACACTGGTCGATATCGGCGAGCTGCTTCGGATCGCCGCTGAGACCTTCAGCGCCTTTCGTACCGGCAAGAAGCTCGAGCGTGATGCCCGATCGCTGCGCGAACAGGTGCTTGCGATGGCTGCGCAGCTGCAACCAGGAATTCAAGACAACAAGGTCGGACAATCGCTCTCCGGCGCCGCGCAAGTCACTGTGGAGGCTGCGTGAATGAGTTGGCTCTTTTCGCAGGGCGCTGGTGGCGGAATACTCGGCGGCCACCTCCTCGGCTGGCGCACCGTTTGTGCCGTTGAGCGTGACGCCTACGCCGCACAAATACTGGCGCAACGACAAACCGATGGACTGCTCCCGCCTTTCCCGATTTGGTCTGACGTGTGCAGTTTTGACGGACGCCCTTGGCGAGACCTTGTTGACGTGGTTTCGGGAGGATTTCCTTGCCAAGACATCTCGGTTGCAGGCAACGGCCTGGGTATCGCCGGCTCCCGCTCCGGACTGTGGAGGCAGACGGCACGAATTATCGATGAAGTACGACCGCGCTACGTCGAACTGGAGAACTCACCACTGCTTGTGGGAAGAGGACTTGCCGTGGTGCTCGGTGACCTTGCCGAAATGGGGCATGACGCGCGATGGGGTGTTATCGGAGCGGCTGACCTCGGCGCACCTCACCAGCGGGACCGGATCTGGCTCATCGCAGAAGACACCCGTCAGACGGTGGCCAAACCGGTGGCGAGCATGGCAAAGGGATCCTCCCCTGCCGCACTGACTCGCCGATCCGGGGCCGACCGCTCGAACGATCGTCTGGATCACGCCGTGATGGCATTGGATGGTGGTCATCTGAACCCGGAATGGGCCGAGTGGCTGATGGGGTGGCCCATCGGGTGGACCGGCTTAAAGCCATTGGCAACGGACAAGTTCCACTTGTGGCAGCAAGAGCATTCGAACAATTGTCAGGAATTGAAAATGTGTGAGGCCGCATGAAAACTTTATTTCTGCTCATGGCCCAATACAACGGGCTGACAATCATTCCACTCAATCAAGTGTGCAAAGACTATTTCACACATCTAACTACTGATATGTTTCAACGCAAAGTAATGGCCGGTCAAATTCGAATCCCCATCACTAGGCTTGAATCCAGCCAGAAAAGTGCGAAAGGTGTACATATCACAGACCTAGCAGCTTACTTAGATTCTCAGCGAGAGGCTGCGGTAAAGGAATGCAACCAGCTCAACGGAATTCGCCGAGCCAGCTAATTCACTGCTTACCCCAGGCGCCCAGCTTCACGGGCGCTTGAATGATCCTCTCTAACCATGGCCATTCGGCATAGTGGTCACCATTCCCGCGAAGATGGGTATACCTACGCAACGAGTTCCAGTCACGGTGCCCGGACACGCTGGCCACCCGCGGGATATCCCAATCCATCTCAAACAACCGACTAACTCCGTCGTGTCTCAGATCGTGGAAGTGAAGATCTTCAATCTCCAGAAACTTGCACGCCTTCGCCCAGGCCGTAGAGATCGACGAAGAGTTGTAGGGGAAAATTTCCGCACGCTCTTTTGGCATGCTTTGCAGAATTCTCCAGGCTTCGTCGGGTAGGTGGCACCAAACATCATTGCCAATTTTCTGCCCAGGGTTTTTCATATCTCTCACCAGCACCCGCTGATTCGCCTCATCGACGTCATCCCACACAATTCGGCTTATCTCATCCTGCCGACGGGTGGAAAAAATCGCGAAGCCAATCACCTTCAGCATATTGATCGAACTCGGTCGACGCTGCTGCATACTGACGAAGTGCTCCAAAAGTTTATCTAGCTCGTCTTTGGCTGGACGGCGATCGCGCTCCCGGCTCTTCATATTGTAGCCGAGCTTCCTTAACACCTTCCGAGCGTCCGGCATCGCGTGAGGGTCTACCTCATACCCCCAAGCGGGACGCGCAATCGAAAGGACAGCCCCAAGGTGCGCCAGGTCGTTACCAGCCGTTTGCGGCTGGACGCCGCCGCCCTCCTTACTCATTCGCCAGAGTGCAAAATCCACCAAGCGCTGACTGTTGATAGCCGAATCAACGGTCTGGCCAAACTCCGTCGCCGCGATAGCATTTAGAGTGGCTTCCTTGGTTTTACCCAACGGCCGGACTTTCTCCATTTCATCCAGATACTGCTTGATCATGTCCTGTACGGTGACGCCCTTGCGGTTCGCCCGCTCGATCGCACCAGGCTGATCTAGCTCTGCCTCACGTCGCCGCACCCACGCTTGTGCCGCCTGTTTCCGGGCGAAGGTCTGGCTCTCTTGGTAGACTTGCGCTCCATCGCGAAACAGGCGTATCTGTGCCGTGTAACTGACTGAGCCATCGGTGCGTTTTCGTGCTCTGATCGTTGCCAT